ATTGTTGATCATAATAACATACCTCAACTCCATTAGCATTTCCGTTATAAGCGTTCAAATGGAATGAAATAATAAGGTCCACACTATGAGAGTTACAGTTTCGAACGATATTATTTAAGTTTTTCGCTTGAGTAGAACCTGTTTCATCTGTATCATCATAAACTGTGTGACCTAACGCTCTTAATTTAGATGCCACCGCATCTTTTACCTGACGATCCATAACATGTTCTTTACGTCCTCTATAATTAGCACCTTGTACAATACTGTTGTGTCCTCCATGTAAACTATATTTACCCATTATTTAACATCTCCTTTTTTCTCTTCCTGTTTTTGTTTACCGCCTAAAACTTCAACTGCATTCGTTAATGCTGAAGGTAGCGGAATCCCCATACGACCTTCATTTTCTAAAAGCGATAGCAATTCATTTCCAATAAAGAAAAAGATTGTAGCTTCACGAATGGCACTATTTGTTCCTATTGCTAAATCAGCTTGAGTAGCAGCCCCAACCAAAAGAAAAAGCACCACCTTTTTGGCGATGCCTTTGAATCCTACTTTGCTTTTTAATTCTCCGTTATATCCTGCTGCAATTACTCCCGTGATATAGTCGATAGCTGCCATGATTAGTAGAACCCTCAATGTCGTATCCCACCCTCCCAAAAAGTACCCACAGAAGCCACCGAAGGCAAAAATAAATGATTTTATTAATACATCAATACGATCCACATTCTTTCCTCCTTATTCAAAATAAAAAGAGAAGCACATTATGTGCCCCTCTTTGTCTTAAAACTCATATTTAACTATTAACGTAAAACGAATCTGCGGTTTCCAATAAGTGAATACAATAATTTTGCCCCAATTAAAATAAAGAGAACCGCAGCTATCTTAGGCATTGAGAATGATGAAACTATAAACGATAACGTTGCCCCACGCGGAGCAAACAGAATCGACCTAGCCATCATTAACGCGAAGATAATCATTACGTAGTGTGAATTCCGTAACATGTGGAAAATGATATAGATTATAGCTCCATATACTATACTTCCGAAAAACACACCAATTAATCCAAAGTCGTTGTACAATTCAGCAACATACGATGAACCGTAACCATATCCCAAAAGATATGCAGAAGGCATGATAATGTAAGTAAGTGTATGTGCAAATAAATGTCCGTTCATTGCTCTTTCCGCGGTTTGTCCAAAATATTCCGGAAGACCTTGGAATGGTCTGATTATTTTATTATCCACAAATTCCATTAACGGACCGAAACTGAATAACTTACCTTTTGGTATTTCACTTTCATACACTTTTGTATAACCAATTAAGTTAACGCTGATTCCTTGTGAATAAAAGAATTCTAAAATAGAATCTTTGAAGTTTGAAGACTCTTGTCCACCACTAAAGTTCATTCTTAATTTACCGATGAAAGTCATAAAAGCAAGTAATACAGGTACACTGATTGCAGCTAAAGTGTATTCGAATTTACCTAACCATTTAGATTCTTTTGCCACTTCAACTTCTTGTTCACCCTGTTTATCCTTTTTAGGGATACTTCTTATACAATAGTAGATAAACACAATTAATAGGTTTAACATAAGGATTGATCGTCTACCTGCCATCGCTGAGAATAATCCTTCTCCTAAATATAATAATATCGGGAAAAGACTTTTCTTTTTTGCTGGCATAGTCGCTAAATACGCAAACAATGCTACGTCATACATTTCACTTATCTTTACTAAGATCGACGGAAGTGTAGACTGGAAGGTCATGAAACTTTCAAAATATCCCTCTGTAACAGCTGTCTGTTTCATTTGGTAAACATAGATCAAGCGGAATATCATACAAAAATAGAAAAATGCTAAACTGAAAAACCTAAGGGAATTAAGGTATCCTGAATCCATTTCTTTTTTTCGTTCCAAAAAGCCTAGTTTGAATTTTTGAATTAATGTATACCCTATAAAAAGAGCAATTAAACTTAAATATAAACTAGTGATCATAGTGTTTATAATTTCAACTTCATAGAATGCTGTTCCATACATTCCCACTAAAGGGCTAGTATAATCGAAAATCCCAGCAACTACCATTCTTCCTATTAGGAAAATGAAGAATGTGATATTAAAACAAAAGAACAGAATTCGTTCGTAAAATTGTTTTAACGAGTAGGCAATATTATGACCGAAAATTAATAATGTTGCTATTAATAAAATCATAGGTTCTTGGTAGATAGCGCCTACTAAAAAGAATAATAACGATCCAATTAAAAATACGTACCTAATTAGAATATTCATTTTTAACTCCTCTAGTATTTATAAAAACAAATATTAGTATATCATTAACTACTAAATAAACGAAAGGAGTTACTTGTTAAATATCCATGAAAATTCCAAAAAGAGTGCCTAAGATAATTTATTGTTGCCCTACTATTTCTGAAGGTGTTTCATTTGATTCTCCTTTAGTTTGCGGTTCTGTCACTGGCGGTGTAACTGGATCTGTTGGCTGCTCAGGTTCTATTACAGGTGGTTGTTCTGGCTCTTTTGGTTCTTCTTTAATTAGAACAACTTGTACAACCTCGAATTTTTGATAAATGTTACTGCCGATTAAAACAGTAGTTACACTTGAACTATTTAGTTGTGCATTTAAAAATTTGATATCAAAATCTGCTTCCACAGGTATTTCTACGGATTGTCCATTTCTAAGCGATACTTTCACTTTTTTCACAGAGTTATCAACGATTTCATCAAGAACAACAACTCTTTTAACGTCTAATCGAGAAATAATAAGGTAATCAATAAGAACTGTAGTAATCTCGCCATTGTTTAGTTCTTTGTTGAGTAACGCTGGTTCGAAATCCTCTGTTCGAACTACAAATTTATCATTGGTTGTATATACTTCAATCGTTTTCATATTGTCATTCCTCCATAGAAAAAGAGAAGCTATTTCGCTTCTCTTAATTTTTTTGCTTCTTCAATTTTCGATTTTGCGCTATCTAAGTTCATTGATTGTAAATCATTAACTACTTCAGACATCTTACTGAAGTAGTCTTTTTGATCAGGAAGTTGTTTTTTCACTTCATCTATGAATAATTGAGTGTAACCTGCGTTAATCGGCATATCTTCTTGTTTATGCTTACTATCGCGATTAATCTCTTCTGTTATAAATTTCTCAATTCCTTCTGCATCAGACCATAAATATACTGTCTCACCTTTATTTTGCCAGTTTTGTATAATGTCACGAGATGCGTATCTCCAAGGATAAGATTCCCCTTTTAAATCAACTGTTCGTTTAGTTGTAACTTCTTTATTGGCACTCTTATTTTTCGTATCAGAACTTACTTGTTTAGTTTCTACCTTCTCAACTTTTCCAGAATCACCACAAGCTGTTAAACTACCAAATACTAAAGCTGTTACTATCATTAGCGATAATCTTTTTTTCATCCCCTATTACCCCCGTGCCATTTTCTTACATTTTACCACACCTTTCCAAATGTTATGTTAGATTTTTTAGAAGTTTCCACCAATATTAGAACTAATAAATAGACGTGAATTTACAGTTGCTGTAATTCGCGCTAAATCATTTGGTGTTAACGTAATTTCTACCCATCGACCACGGTTTATTTTTCCATCCGTATCCTTTGCAAGATATGGAATGATATCTATATTATCTTTACTTGTATCTGTAATAGGCAATACATTCCCATCAACAGTAATTTTCATAGAGGAGGGTGTCCTATTTAATTCATAAATCCCAACATCTATTTCATGAATATGATCTGGAATTGTTACTTCGTGCGTATGATTTGGAATTTCAACGGTATGCGTATGGTTAGGTATCTCTACAGTATGTGTATGGTTAGGTATTGTCACTTCATGCGAATGATTAGGTATATTGATACTATGAGCGTGATCTGGGATATTGGTAGAATGCGAATGATTAGGTATATCAAAATTGTGTGTATGCGCTGGTACAGAGACACTATGAGAGTGCGATGGCACATCTACAGAATGAGAATGATTAAACTGATCAGTAAAAGTCGTTGTATGACGATGTCCTTCTAAACTACCACCAGTTGAAGCACTTGTCTCAATCTGCAATTCTCCAAATATTTTTGATGAAGTCGTTTGCGTTGAACCGCCACCATTTGAACTAGTTTGTGTAGAATTCCCTCCGGAAGCTGTTGATTTAGCAACGCCTCCACCACTCGAACTTGTTTGTACTGAAGCTCCTCCAGCGCTCGTTGAACCAACTGTACCACCCCCTGAAGAAGTCGATGATACATTAGCTCCACCCGCTGATGTCGATGATACATTGGCCCCTCCGGCGCTCGTTGAGGACACATTAGCTCCACCTGCTGAACTAGAAACTGTTGTAGCACCTCCGCCTTTTGTAGCTTGCTCAAAAGCACGGAATGCACTAGTTTCATATGAAAGCACCATTGTATTGATATTGACTACATCTTCAGTTAGATAGAATTTAATCACCGCAGGATGGTCCTTGTCACAGTTATCAGCGAATGAACTTGAATCCATATTGGTACTTCCCTGCGCATATACCTCATTAATCTTCTGCCGCTTCTCAATGTCTGCTTGTATCGTCCCCAAATCCGTTACTTTGTTCTCTAGTGTTAATTTCACATCTAATGGATTCCCGTCTGCATCGTCTTTCGAATGGTTCATCACTCGCAAATCAACCCATATATCAAAGTCCTCATCGTAAAGACGGACTAACTTACCCGTTTCATATTTTTCTATTTTATACGGATCAATTAACTCATAATCCACTGCTTCAATCTCATACGTGATTTTTGGCATGCAAGCTTTAATTAACATCATGTTTGCTGAATCGTATAAGGATTGAGAATCTTTAAATCTTCTGTCCACCCAAATATAATCAAACCCATCGTATAGCTCTCTGACGAAATCAGGAGCATCTATATAAGGAACACCATTATTCACGTCTTTAATTGTTAGCTGATTAACCCCTTCACCATAACCAAGAGGGTAAATCCTTGTCATGACCTCTTTAGCTTCTACAGTCCGCTTGATCCCCTTCATATTTTTCCTGAATCTCAGTTCTCCAGTAACTTCAGTAGAATAACGTACTAGATTTAATGTCCATGGATAGGAGGTATCGTCCCAAGTCCATTGGAACTTTTCATCAAAAGGTTTCGGAATGCTATATAAAGGACCTAATAACGTAGATTCATTCTCCCAGTTGTAATGGAAATAGCGAACGAAGTCACATTGACCGAGTTTCCAATGTTGCATTCTCTGTTTACTCAGCAAATATTCAATATTTTGCCGTGTGGTCAGGTTCACCCTTTGATGCAAACCAAAAAGCACGCTATCCATCAAAGTAGATAAAACGTGCTCACATTCATACGATATTAATTTCTTTTCTGCATCTCTATCTTCAGTGCTGTCCATGATACGGAACATACCGATACGCTTGCCATTATCGAATATCTCAACAAAATCAAACGTTTCGATTTCTTCTCGTTTCGGATCAGTAAATGGTAATGAAAAACCCGCCGTCCAAAGTTCATTGAGTGGCGGGTTGTACTTTATATAATATGCATTTTCAAGATAGGCCTTGAGCTGCATCTGTTTGTTGTAGAGTTTTAACACTGTATCACCTCTTTCTAAATTGCCAACCTAGCACCAAACTTACGACTTTTGGACGCTGAACCATCACCAACGCTTAAAGCGAATGGTCCAGAATTGGAACCGTCCGACCAACTCCCCCCCATTTTAGCTACGTATTGACCAGAACCAGCTTGGTAGAAATAATCAGCAAAATGTGTTGTTGAACTACCGCTTGCTTCAATTGGCAGAAAACCATAATCAAAGTAATTATTTAACCCTACTTTACTGATATACCCATTAGCACTCGGTAGGTTAAAACCAGAGTTGATATACTGCCCGTTAAAAACATTACTTTGAAAGTTAGTATTTAAAAATGAGACATATGCCCTTGCATCTTTAACATTTATCCCATCTACCCATTTCCATAAGTTGCCCCAAAAGCTTTCGACACCTCTATATGCAATTACATAGTCAGTTTGTCCTGTACCATAATGAACGAATGATACTTTTCCTGTGGTATTACCTAGAACATTCGTATAGCCCGTTTTTATTGACATGTTCGTTGCACCGTCGTCAGTTATATAAGAAACACCGCCACCAATAACTGCCTGTAGATTTAGCGCCGCGTATTCAACCATAGCAAGCATTTGAATAGCACTAACAGCATTGAAATACTGTTGCTGCCATCCTGTACCTCTATTTGTCGCTAAAATACGACTGTTTGGCAAAGTGAGCTGTTGCGTTAAGCCACTTGCTGGTTTTACATCCGATCTGCTACAAAGTTTGTCTCCCGTTCCGGTTGTAAAGTCACCAACTTGCTCATCATTCAATACATATGCCCCAGCCGATACATCGTACAGACTAGCTTCATAAGCGCCAATGTATTTTTTAGTAACAGGATTTCCGTTTGCATCATAAAACCACGGATGCAGATTGTATCCCGGTAATGGTAGCGGACTGATATATGTTTCAATTGTATCTAAATCAATAAACACTCGTTTGAAGTAGAAAGCCGGAACTTCTACCATGACTTGTCCGTTGCTACCGTCGGTTCTATAAGCGATATCACCATAATAAGCATTCACTTTATATTTTGTGGTATTCCCAATTGGAATCACGCAATCGTCAGGGACATTACAACGTTTCATCCCTGCCCATGGCATCAGTTTATCAAAGTCACTTGCAGACGGATAAGTTCTAGAAACCTTACCAACCGCAGAACCTATACGAGTTATTTTTCCACTAGAAATCGTATGTCTTATGCCATACCCTAACTCTATATCCGACTGTAGTGCTACTTTTTGCCATTGATCACTATTGAATATCTCTACAGACCCTTCATTCCCTCTCATTCTAGGAGCTGTTTTATCATCCGGACTGAAGACAATTTCTTTAACACGTTTTGTATCATAGGCTGGAGTAGTACCCATTAAAGTTTTAATGTCGTTAGATTTAGTGCCAACTGTAAGTCCGACACCGTACATTTTCCGCGAATTTTGCCCAGCATAAAACACATAGTATATTCCATTAATCTTTAGAAAACAGGAGCGATATATTGCCGTATCATCCCAGCTCCCCTGAATATTAGGTCTGATAATTTTCGTAGCATTAGCTGCGTTTTGGTTCATATCAGCAAAGATTACATGGAATAAAGAATCTCGAACTCCTGCAGCTTGTCCTTTTGTACAAATTAACATTTCGTATCCTAAATCCGTCTTTTCAACATCTATATGCCAACCGGCAGTTGTTTCACCATAATATACAGTTAGCGTTTTAATATACTGCCAGTTCTTACCACTTGGCGTTTCATAATACTTCACTGCATAATGATCTATAACCCATATCTGATAGATTTTTCGAGTGTCATCCCAGATAATAGCTGGTGATAAAAAGTTTAATATTTTACCATTATTCGTACCTGCCATTACTTCTCTAGGCGTCCAATTTACACCGTCTGTAGTCGTTCTTTTATAGATAATTTCCGTTTTATTCCCCTCATGTACACCTCTATACCAAATTTCTAGTGTGTTTAAATCTGGACGATATACTAAATGAGTATCTGAGTTGTAGTCATTATTTTGAGGTGTGTCTAAAAGACCGCTATTTAATCCTGTCGGTAAAGTCCAGTTAATCATGTCGTTTGATACTGCAATACATGGGTTTTCCTTTGGTTCTTCATAGTAAGGTAATGGCGTATAAGCCATCCAGTATTTAAACCCGTTCCATCCATTAGGGAAATACACAACTTTAGGATGCGTTAATTGATTGTCTCCATAAGGTGTAATTAATCCTAACGGTTCTAAGGTGTTTGCTGTGTATTTTAGTTTTAGTGCGCTATCGGCCAAAGAACCGTCCAAATCATAAAGACGTTCACTTAATACAGCATGTGAGCCGCGCGCCTGAATCACTTCTGCATCAGACTGTCCTTTTTCAAGGACAAGTGAATCTAATTGTGTTTGTACATCTGTCGCTTTCTTTTCTGCATCTTTCGCAGTTGTTGAAGCGTTATTCGAAACGTTAATTGCATTATTCATGCTAATTTCAGTTTGATATGCTCTCTTTAATGCTTCGTTAGCATTTTGAATACCTTTATTAATCTTTTCTGCGCCAAATGGTAACTCGTCGTTTAGCGCTATTAAAGGCGCATCTGCCATATACTTCACCACCTATTAATTAAATTTACTTCTAAAATTGAATGTCAGTTTTAAGGATAGATTTGTTCCATCAACAATCACTGTATTTTCACCTGGTAAAAGTTCTAAGTCTTCTAGATTTCCTTGCATGTTAAACAAATAATTTTGTCCATTTTTAATGACAGTGTAGTACTGCGCATCAACTAATAAAGTGCCATTACTTAAATCACCAAAAGAATAACTCTTACCGTTTATAGTAAGAGTTAATGCTGTAGCAGAACCCACGATTTCAATTACAGGTCTAACAACTGAAGAACCTCTATTATTTACTTGTATAGTTTGAGATACGTTGATATCATACTGAGACGGTTTATAACTAAAAGGGATCTCAGTTGCAAACGGAATGGGACTTCCCCACGTAATTTTCTCGTTACTTTTTACAACCGAATAAGCAAACGGATCGTACGCTATTAATGGCAATTCAAATTTCCCTATACTAAATAATCGATTAATTGGTATATTACCGCTATACCTAACCATGTAATACTTATCTGGTTCATAATCGAAGATTAACTTTACTGTCTTCGGTTTACCGTGCGGATCAATAAAAACAGCCATCACTTTTCTGATGGCTGAAGATAATGTTTCGTATTCATCTTTTAACTTTATATGGACAGGTAAGCGGAATTCCCTTACTCCTAATGAAGCTCCGAAATCATAAGCTCCATGCATTCCTGGTATCGCCATGACACTATCACGCGTAGAAGGAGCAGCAGGGTTCTGATGATCTCTCAAAAGCTGTAAGTTTAGTTCGCTAATATGTTTTCCGTCTATTGTTAAACTCACAATTCTCCCACCCTTCTGCTTGATGCTTTCACGTATTTTCCGAGTTCTACTGCTAGTTTCTTAATATCTGCTTCTTCACGAACAATAAATGTAGCACCTTCAAGCATTCTTTCAAAATTATACGTGTTACCTCCACTTAAAGGAGTGGCACTATTATTTGAACTGGAATTCGAAGTGACTGTAGCGTTTGAAGAGCGAATACTAGGCATGATTAAACTAGCCAAATTATCTATTTGACCTAAAAGAGAATTATTACTTGTGGTAGCTGTTCCAATTGAAACACTTCCTACGTCAATTCCTTCAGAAAGTGAATCGAATGCATTCATAACAGTATTAGCCATTTTTCCAGCAGCACCATATACTGAACTACCCATAGATTGAATACCGTTTACAAGTCCTTGTCCTGTATAGATACCTAAATCTTTCATTACGCGTGATGGAGAGTGAATATCCAAAATTCCTTTTACGGCTCCGGAAATACTACTACCGAGATTTTTCGCTGCAGATACAGCAGAACCAATCATCGAACCAATACCATCTATTAAACCTTCAACGATATTTACACCGATTTCGAATAAATCCACGTCACCTAATGAATCTAATAATTCACCACCGATTTCCACCCCTGAACTGAACACTTCACCAAGCAAACTCAAAACACCATCGATTAAAGCGCCGATTAACTGTACACCCGCTTCAAGCAGCTGAGGTAAGTGATCGATCAGAACTTTTAACAATTCGGTCATTAATTTAATTGCTGCATCCACTAATTGCGGAAGAATTTTAATAATACCATCGATTAAAGCAGTTAGAATTTTAACACCTGCCTCAATAATCTGTGGTAGATTTTGTACGATTATCTCTGTGAATTTGGTAATTATCTGTATACACGCATCTACGATTTGAGGAAGCATTTGTATTACACCCTCAACTAATTTAACGAGCATATCCATACCCATCGCTATGATTTGTGGTAAGTTTTGTGTTAACACTTCAAGGAATTGAGTTATAATTTGCAACGCCGCATCTATTAACTGCGGTAAGGCTTGCATTATTCCATTCAGTAACGAAATTAATATCTGTATTCCCGCTTCAATGATCTGAGGAAGTAACGTAACAATCGCATTCATTAATGTTGTTATAATTTGCATACCTGCGTCTATGATTAGAGGTAAGTTTTGAATAATTGCAGTTACCAGTGTCATTAGTAAATTCATACCCAACTCTATTAATGTAGGTAGCAATGTAACTATTGATTGAATAAGAGTTTGTAAAATTTGAATGCCCGTTTGGATTATTGTAGGTAGTACAAGAATAATCCCATTTACTAATGTTGTAATGATTTGCGCAGCGGAAGTCACTAAAGCAGGTAGGATTTGAACTATCCCAGTAATTAGAGCTTGAATGATTTGTATGCCAATTTGTAGGATCGTCGGTAGTAATACTGCAAAACCATTAACTAGTGTCTGTATGATAGTAGTTATAGCTGTTACAAGTTGTGGCAACGACTGAACTACTCCATTTATAATACTTGTCAGGATTTCAACACCCTTTTGAACAAACTGAGGAAGTTGCGTTGTTAAAAACGAAACAATCTGAGTAACCGCAGTTTGTAAAATCGTTTGAAATTTAGATATAAAACCAGCACTACCCCCTGCTAATCCATCAGACATCGCAATAAACCATCTTGAAACTGCTATTACAAGACCAGGAACCCCGCCAACAATAATTCCAATAATCGTTGGGATTAAATTCACGAATATTTGAGTTAACTGAGTAAAATCACCTTGGAATGCACTAACTATCGCCTGTCTTAATGTAGCAAAAGCATTTCTAATCTTATCCGCGAAAGCCAGTACCATATTAATAGAGGAATCCGAAATGCCTGCTGCTTGTAGCAAATCGATTTTAGCTCCACCATCTTTGAATAATTCCTGAGTGAACGCGACAAATAGCATGCGAATTGAATTTAACGCATGCCCAATTTTAGCTCCTGCAGTTGTAAATGCATTAATAGCTGAGTCAGATAACCCTGCTGCTCTTAGTAGATCCTTATCAGCACTACCCCGTTTCATTAACTCTTTAGAGAACGCTTGAATCAGCATTTTAGTCCCATTAAGATAAAATTTAAGTCTGTCTACATTTTTGTTAACAGACTGTATAACGTCATCTGAAATACCAACTGCTTTTAACAATTCTTGTCCTTTTAACGGATTGCCGAATATCAAATTCCAAAAACCTTTTATAGTTTTCCCTAAATTGTCAATTGCTTTTCGAAATGGTTCTACATGTTTATAAGCATAAGCGAATCCGACAGCTAATCCAGCTATAGCTGCTGCTAACCCCCATGCTACCGGAGTAGCCATAGCTAATACTAATACTGCTGGTTTGATTATCATCCATAATGCTGCGAATGCAGCACGATAACCCATTATCAACCCCATACCTGCACCTAATGGTAGTAACAGAAGTGTTAAAGCTGGAACAAGCATCATTGTCCCTTGTATGAACTTCGCTAAAGCCGGATGCGCTTCATTAAAGGCTATAACCATTTTAGACATCGCAGTTACAAATTTGAAAATTGGTATCATTACAGCGGCGAATGCATCTCTCATTGGTTTTAATGCTTCTGTTAGTGCTTCCATCATGTTTTTATATGCTTCTGCGTACTTAGGATTCATCTCCATGTTAGCATCGTGTAATCTTTTATAAAACAATGTAGCGCCAATACCGACAACTAGAAAAGCTTGTCCCATTCCCATAACTGATTGATTTATAATTCTAATCTGATCATTAAGTTGCTTCATACTTGCTTGAGGACCAAGAAACTCCATCGCTAATTGTGCTGCAGAGCTTCTATTCGCCAATCTTTCCATTGCGTTAGTCACAGCTAAAGTTCCTCGAGAAAGGTTGTACAATGGGTTCCCCATTCGTTGCAAGTTACCCCTGAGTTTGCTAGAAGTAGTAGACATATTGTTCATCATACCGATTGTTTCTAACATCGAAATCATTTGCAATCTATCTGCATTGATCATTGCGTCAGTGACGCGTTTTTGTTCAGCACCTATCCGTCTTACCTGCTCTAAGAATTGAGCTGTTGTACCGTTATAATTTTGAGAAGATCTTGCAAGTTGAAAATATTGATATTGGACGCCAATCATATCGTCTTTTAACCCGCGCATAGCTATAGATTGTTGACGATGAGCACTGGCCATTTCACTATACATCCTTCTCGCTTCTTCGGATGTCCCTCGATATGCATAACGTATACGTCTTCCCATACTATCGAAACGAGCAGTTGTCTCATCGGCAATATCCCTAGCTACGTCAGGCATACCCTCACCGATTCGGTTTAACTCTCGGTTGATGTTTTGCACGTCTCGTCTAATATTATTGTTATTAATCCGCGCATCTATCTCAACCCGCCCATCAGCCATCTACCTCACCTGCCTTTCAACCTGCTTCTTTTGAGCATCCATACGTTTCTGAAAGGCCGCTAACTCCATCGCTTCTCTAATCGCTTTAGCTTCAGGTAATTCGTATAGTTCTTTCATTTTTTTGATACGTTTTCTTTCTTCTGCGTTATTCTTATCTTTCTTAGGGATCTCACAAGTCCTATAGTGTATTGCAGTTTTCATAGGAGACTTCTCAGATAAATTATCAAATAACGCTTTAAATTCATCCCACTGCATCTTTCCTTGTTGTTCAAAAAGATTAATCCCATAATCAAATAAGAAAGAAGCATAAATTCGTTCCGCATCTATGGTGAAGTTGAATACTGGTATATCCGGCAAACTCTCTTCATTATCATCATTAACTTTTAATGTTTCGTTCTTTTTACCAGTAGATGAAAAGTCGATTCCTAACTTATCTTTAAATACATTCAAAAATAGTTGTTCCTTTTGATTCTCATCTAAATGAGTGAGTAACATGTTATCGACAATAAGCATATTCAAAGCTATTACAGGTTTAATCTGCTTTGGGATGTCTGGATCATCAAACAGTTCAGTAAGCTTCAAAACGTTATCAAATGACAAGTTGAGTTCAATCGAAACACCTGACCATTCATATATGTCTCTATTTCTATCAGTAAGTTTAAACATTAATGTTCACCTTACTTTTTAACGTTTTGTAAGTACTTAGCTTGCGCTTGCTCCGTTTTCCCTTTAGCTTCTTCTACATAAAGATCAGATAGATAGTTTACAAGTCCCATAAGGTTTGTTACTGATTTACCTGCTTTTTCATACAGTTCCTCGAATGTTCCTTCGCCTAAGAAAGTTTCAACAACATGCTTAGTCATTTCTTTTTGTTTGTTCATTACCGCATCGATTTCTTCGTCAGTAGCTTTCTCGTAATCTGTAATTAATGCTGCTAACTCCTTAGAATCTTTATCAAATGTTTTCAATTCTTTTTGATACTTAGCGATTGCATCGTCATTAAACTCGATTTTATAAAGCTTCCCAGCTACATCAACTTCCTTATAAGTCTTTTCAAATTCAAATTTAAATTGTGTCATATCCATATCTCCTTTTTAGTTAATAGAAAAAAGAGTCGTTAATACGACTCTTCATTAAGGTGTTACTGGTGCTTCTGTGAACGTTGGTGTTCCGTCAAATGAAATTGTAAATTCGATTTCACCTTTAGCATTGGCGTCTCCACCTGGTGCTTTAATTTCAGAAATTGTTGCCTTGCCTTCCCACTTATCACCATTTGGCTCTGTTACTGTAAATGTTGTTTTACGAGCGGGACCGAATTTATTCAGTAAACTCATGATATAATCTTGTGCTGCGTCTCCGTAGAAACGATGACCTTCAAAACCATAACCAAGCATACCGCCTGTAACATCACGTTCTGCAGAACCGCCACCATCGTAGTAGTATGTTTCTTCTGTTTCTTCGTTATTGTCAGGATCTACTGACGTGATACCTTTTGCGATAACAGCTTTTGTAGGCGTCTGTCCACCTGGTGTCACGTCGATTTCAAATTTATAACCATAGTTAAGTAAAAATGACATATATTAACCTCCTAATTCTAATTCCACACTAAATAGTGCGGTGTATATCCATTCGTTTGCTGCCGTCTTATCAACGAAATTAGGCTCCACATACACATTGAGTCTTCTTAGTGTATAGGAGCCGTCTAAAGCGTGAAAAACACGCATATGAACATTGTTCAGTTCTCTTGTAATGAATTCCATTGTGTTGTTTACTTCTAATTGGTTACTGCTTTTTGCAAGTATTTGAATTTGTTTATTTATGATTTCACCTTCGTAATATTGCTGTCCTGGTGTCGATGGAATCATTCTAATAGCAATACTTTTCCTTGGCGCATCATTTACTCCTACATCCAACAAATCAGCTTTTATAGGAGCAAATAAGATACCTTGTGGCAAAGTAGCAATTAAATGCTTCTTAACCGATTCGATTAGCCATATCATATTTGTCCTCCTATAAATTCCGTCGTATTTCGTTTTCTACTAATCTAGCCCAATCACTTACATGACGTGCTTTAGCCTCTTCAAACCAAAGTCCCCTAGCATTAGGATTAACATCCTTTGAGAAATTGTACTGCGGATTGTAGTACAAACGTCTTGCGTATGGAGTGTTCCATTCGATATGACCTTCTCCCGGTCTGCTAAAGCGTATGGAAGAACGTTCTAATTCACCTGTGTCCTTTGGGATATAGAAGTTGCTATCCTTCAAAACTTGCTGATCTAGTTCGAATTGAGCTTTATTGATAGCTTCTTCTGCTCTAGCTTCCATTTCGGCGGTATCTACTCGTATGTTAATGCTAATCATTGTAGATATATCTCCGTATGGTGTGGTTTATTAGGATTTGTTGTATAAAGCGGTTCAACCTCTTTAATGAACATTTCCTTACCACCCCAAACAATCTTAGATTTCTCTTTAAATACTTGATTAGCAGGAGAAGAGTTAACCGAATCGTGAAAGAGTATCGCTTGAAACGTTACGCTATCGCCTGATGTCGTGTTATATATCTTTTCATTAGGTTGCACCCGGACCCTTTTTAGCGCAATCGGTGGAGCAAACGCGGAAGAAGAACCTCCCCATGTGTCGTCTTCACCGATGTACTCATGATACTCAACAGTATGGATAAGCATATGCAATGGGATAGGAATGACATTAATCATGCACTGGCACCCCCGAATAAAGTAAGCCTGTAGGTCGAAGGAAAGCAATTGTTCCTTGTGATATTCGAGCATCACGACCTGCACCTTCAGATTTTCCACCTCGTAGCAATCCATATCTGAACTTACCAACCTGCATAACAGGTGTATCAATCATGGTATTTGCAGAGGTTTCGCCATATAAGGCGATATACTCTGTTTGAGCAGCGGTAGCTTTCATTACCTGCTGCTTGATAAATGGCGCTAGTTTATCGAAATCAACGCCACTTAGTTTGCAATTGATTATTTGATCAACTACATCCGAAGCTCTTGCAATCATACGATTTAACATATCAGGGTCCTCTACTGGCATTCCTTTGTATATGTTCGTATAGTAATCAGCATCTATATATGCCATACAATCACCTACTTAGCAGCAGACTTTTTCGGTGCTTTTAAATCAGCTAATTCTTTTTTTAACTCTTCAATTTGGTCAAGCGCTTTGTTGTATTCGCCTAATGTGACATTACGTCCCCCTGTAGCGCGTTTGATTACTTTACCTTCTTCAGTAATCTGGTCAAACCCGTCATTCAGATAGCTAGGGAGAAAGTCTTTTTCAATGTGCAATACTTTATTCAAACGTTGCACTTTTACTGTGTTACTCATTTAACACCATTCCTTTCGTAATAAGAAAAAAGAGAAGCTGTAAAAACTTCTCTTTATGCAGTAGTGATATTGAATTTAACACCTGCTACTTTTGCGCCTAAGATAAATACATCCCAGTATTTGCGCTCATAGTAAAGGTATTTGCCACCAGTAGCAGCGCTTGGAGTATCTAAGTCAACGAACTCGTATTTTTGTGGAGATACAACCGCTAAAGGATGAACTAAGATCATGTTGATTTGTTTTGCGGCAGCATCCGGAACAGCTCCATTTGTGAAGTTATAAGCTGTTTTCATGCGAGAAGAAGCGACAGTAACGATTGTCACATCGTCTAATGAATACACGTTGCGGTTAACTGCATTTTCACCAGTGCCTTTGATATCAAGCGTACGTTGAATTTGCTCTGCTTCTTTTAATAACTTTTTAACCGCAGGAGTTACATAAAGTAAACGTCCATCTTGTGGTACTTCTGCTTCATCCTGTTCTAACATCATTTGATCGAATACACTTAAGATATTTGCAGCAGTTAATACTGTAGCATCTGCCGTTTTTCCTGCTCCAGTGAATTCAGAGTATAATTTTGAAGCCATGTATTTATCATGCTCAGGAATACTCTCTTCATTAAGGAATACGCGTGTAATGTTAGCGATAGATACAGCCATGTTCGTTTCGTCAATATCTACTGGATCAACTAAAGTACGGAATTCACGGTCATGACCTAAAGTCTTAGGTTCGAATGAGTTATCAACGCGGCGAGTGTAGTTTCCTACTACGTCACGGTTAACGTCTGTGTATCCTCCTACTTTAATGCTTGGAATTTGAATTGTTTTAGGACCTGTCCATTTAACGATATTGTTGTTTGGTGTGTTATATAACGCACCGAATGCAGCTCCTTGCGCAAACTTTTGTACTAATGCCTCTTGATATTGTGCAGCGTAATTCAATGTAGCCATTAATAAATCACTCCTATTTTCATATTGTTTTAGATAAGTTTAAATGCTGAAGCCCATTGCTCTGCTTCAGTCTGCGTTTTCTTTTGATGCTGACCAGTTGTAAATGTAGGTTTTGGAGCTCCTTGCGGTTCTTCCGCTACACCTTTAAAGTGCGGAAACTCTTCAACTACCATTTCGATAGCCTTCGTAATGTCTACATCATCACTAACCTTTGTTTTCGCTAGGGTAATAACTGCATTTAAGTTATTTTCTTCTTTTATATCTAATTTAAGCGCGGCTATTTGTGCCTGAGCGTTAAAAAGAGACTCATCTTTTTCTTTCAACTGAGTCTCAAAGGTTGTCAACTTTTCATTTGTCTTTTCTTGCTCTGTCTTAAGAGAATCTTGATGTTCTTTCCATCCTTTTAGTGCATCTTTAAGTTGATCTGCATTTTCTACACCAAGCTTTTTAAAAAGAGCTGCTTCATTATCCTTTTTAGCGGCGTCCATCTGCTCTTGAGTGAAAGTAACAGGTGGTTCTGGATTCGCTGGCGGTGTAGGTTCTGTCGTCATTACATTTGGTTCACCTCCTTCCGGTGCAACTGGTTGATTATCTCCCCCTTCAGAGAAGAACTGCATTTCGTTTAATCGTAATCTGAATGGTTTTTTCATCGTAATTCCTCCTACACAATTTGTTCACGGTTATATCGGCGCTTACGCTTCGTCTGATTGATGAACTCACGCATATTGGCTTGTCGTTGGGAAACCTTACTCTTCGCTTCTTTCACGCCCTCTGCATCGCCTAGAGCTTCCATAACCTTTACTTCTTTCTTCGCTTTCCTGATTTGCCGTTCTAAACTTCTTTGCTGTTGGCTTTCCTTATATACTTTAGAGTTCTCATCAGTGTCATACGGTTCATAACGCTTAGTTGATTTCCCTTGTATATAAGGATAGATAACATGACGACAATTAATCCCTAATAATCCCGCCGCTTCACCATATGATGTACTGGAGAATGGAGGGTATCGTTTGCTCTTTCCGTTTTTCGAATAAATACGACCTTGATAAGGATTGCAGAGAGGTCTTGCGCCCAAGTGGCTACTAACTTCTATCAAATCCACATCGTATTCATCCATGCGAGCCATTTGCATCTCATTCGCCACATTCTGACTTGTAGACCGAGCACACATGCTAACGTATCCTTCTACTCCCCATCTTCTTCCCGCCTTATCAATCAGCGCAGGGATTCCTCGTTGTGCCCACTCAGAAACAGTCTGCCTAAGTGCCTGTTGTGGCGTTATGACACCACCTAATAGTTTACCTACTGTCTTGTTTAAAACATCCAGATAAACCTGTTGCGACTGCTTCAATATCGTTGTATTTACAAGGTTAAGTGTATCTAATGCCTGTTGCTCGTAAGTATTCAAGATACCAATTAGTGCGGCACTCGTATGCATTGCAGGAGGAGCAGCAGCTAAACTTCCTGCTTGTACTGCTTCCTGATATAACGGTTCATGTTGTTCCACTGCTGTAAATCCAGCGCCTTCTAACATCTTCCGCACTTCCTCAGCCGTCTTACCGCTATGACGCGAGATTGTATCCATTTGCTGTTGATTTAATTTCCCTAGCTTATTAAGCTGAACTATGCGCCAATGCTGATATTGGTCAAAGTTCTCAGCAGTGAGTAGCAATTCCCTATCATACTTGAGCATTCTGGCCATGTTTAAAAGCAACTCTTCTTCAATTGCATTGTAAATATCTACTACAAACATAGAGAGTTGCTGTAATTTCTCAGGAGGGAGTGCCATTACCCTTCATCTCCTGGACTATTATTCTTTTTTTTATTGTTCATACCGAAGAAATCCACTCCTTCAGGCATAACCATTTTATTTTCGTTTTGAATCTCTTCTACGATTCTCTCTGCTTCTTCTTCAGAAACACCATGAATCTTCATAATGGCTAACTTCTTAGTAGTTAATCCATTCATAACAAGTGTAACTTGCTTATTGATCTCTGCCGTCTGATCCTCTGCGATCGAATCGTCAAAAGTAACAGTAACTTCATAGTCATCTGTACTCTCGAACTCATCATACAGAGCAGCGATTTCGATAATGATATCAACTAAATCGCGAATACCATCCTCTATAATCGTTTCGTGCGACTGCTTCGTTCTGAACGTCTTGGAGTTTTCACTTACAACCTCTGTTGCAGTTTTAACCCCTTGTCCATCGAAACTAAATGCTCCTGCAGAGAAGCCGATTTGTGCAGATAAGTAGTTTAATAACGCATTTATAGAAGCTATATGCTCTTCAACACGTAACTCAACTGATATATCTTGTACTTTATCCATTCCGTCTTCAAAGTTCATCGCTTCATAAACTTCGTCGGTTGAATCAAAATATCTATGCATTTCACCACTAAGTGGATCAATTATTGTTTTAATAGCACTTGTAGGTACGATAATACGCTTCTTTCCTAACACGAATTCACGTTGGAAACTATCGAATGCAATATCAAGTGATTTTAAAACATGTAAAGAGTTAGCATAAAGAGAAATACCAAGCGGCGAGTTTAAGTCCAAATTATTAGCTGTATTTGGTTTAAAGTAAACAAACATTGGCTTGGATAGGTTCTCTATTCGTACCTCTTCTTCCAAATCAGGATAGAGGGTAGATAACGGAACCTTTACACCTAAATCACCTTGATTCTTACTTTCGTATAGCTCATTTTTAATTGCATACTCTTTACCCTCAGCTAAGTGCCATTCAAGAAGAGTGTACTTTTTATCGCCTTTAGAGGTTTCATTTACAAACACACCTTCAGTTATATGTTTGTTATCCCACGCTATAGGGACGAAGCAGTCTGCCGTGACATATGAAAGTTTAATTCCGTTGTCCCAATATACTTTAATGACCATTCCACCTAAAGCAAAGTTGTATTCTAGATACCTTTGAAACTCTTTAATGAAGTTATTCGTATCCAAGACATTCTTGATATCATCCGATAGCGTTTTGTCTGAAATGTTAATCGAGCACTTCTCGTTAAAGATAAGAGCAGCCATTTCCTGCGATATGACCTTTGCCATGTTTAGCAATGCCATCTTCCTGCTTTTTTGCCCGTCAATCGTATGGAACTTAACATCATGCCAATCGCTGTAATACCCACTGTATAACGCCTTCCACATATCGATATGCTTATAGGATTCTTCGTTTATAGGTATGTCTTTTTTATCTGTTACCTTTTTAACTCCGCGGATTAGATTCATTTTATAAAGCCACCCCCTCACTTTTGCAACGATGCTTCTGAACATGTTTTCACCGCCTAATATTTTAATCCTAATTTTGATAAATTATCATTAACGTAGTATTGGAACGCATCACACGTATGGTCGTCTACTTTTATAATCTTAGGATCGTCACTTTGCAGGGTATCTGCATCCCATTGGTATTTCTTATGTTCTTCTATGAAAATCTTATTTCTTTCTGTATTCAACACGAAAAAACGCCCTTGAGCCATTAGGTCCTGAACGTTATCAATCATGTGTATTTTCTTCTTCTTCGCTACTGGATGCAACCTTATACCATAATCTTTGAAGAATTGGTTACGCAGCGCCCCCTCTGCAGAATCGATAGTTTGTTTATCGTAGTATCGATTATAAGTTTTAGAAACACTGTCCATCCATTCCTTCATATCTTTAGACAACTCACTTGGAGCTTTCTTGACTACCTTATTAGCAGGACTATAGTAATAGGTATCTAGCAAGATAACATTTCTCTTCTTAGTGAAAGCAAGCGCTAAATGAGTTGTAGCAGATACCTGGTGACCTGTATCGGATGTTGTATCAATTAGAATAATGTCATCATCATTTGGAAGCTCATCAATTTCTTTGATATGGTTCATGTTGTATACCATATCACCTAAGCCAATGACTTCTCCACCGTACATCCACCGCCAATAATCCAAGTCATGAATCTTATACTTCTCAATCTTCCTGATCATCTGCTGAGATAAGAATCCCTTTTTATCATCCATGTAAGTTGAATGATGAATGAAATAATCATCGTCACCAGCTTTACTATCCAACCACTCGTTAATCCAACTGTAGGGGTTTCGTGGCGGGTTATATGAGAAGTACACTTTTACTTCTTTACCTTCGATTTCTTGACGAATGAACGTATCTTCAACGATATCGATGTCTTCTACACCTGCAAACTCCGCCGCTTCCTCAAACCAAAGCGCCATTACATAACCTTTAGCAATCTTTGCCGACTTAAGCTTTAATGGATCATCGCAACCATAAAAGTAAAAAGCAGTATTGGTCTTCTTATGCCTGATTATTAATGGTGATTTACCAAAGTAAAACTCACTCTCAACACCAAGCATATAAATGCCCCATTTGATTTGCTCATAAATAGAAGTAGACAGATACTTACCGACTTTCCTCAAACAAACTACATTACCTTGTTCATCTTCTAGAAAATCAGTTACAAGCTTCATTGAAATGACTGAAGACTTCATAGAAGAACGACCGCCTTTTGCAACGATATGCGACTGTTCTGCAAGCCATAACGAATAGAAATTTGTATTCATCAAGTCCATAATATTAACTGTCTTGGTCATTTTCTATCGCCTTTCTCATGGCTTCCTTATCGTTTACAATGATGACTTTACCACCATTACTATTATCATCTGTTATTTCTTTTATTTCTGCTCTCGTCTTCTCAATTCCAAGTTTCATCTGTTCTAACTTCATTCTTCTCTCATCATCTATATTAGCTAACTTATCAAAGTCCCTAATAAGAGAAGACAACGTGCTCATTGCTCTTGATTGAGCGTTTAGGAAGTTAGCGTGTTTATCCCAAGCGAATTGGATTTCGTACTCTGTACCCATATCAGTTTCTTTCTTAACTTCTTTACTCATATCTTCCTGATCTGTTACAAACATTAATCGTTGGGCCCTGATAATAGCGGTATATTGAATCGTTATGTTTTCCCATAACATATCAATCGGATTCTTCTCCATGATCTCAGCAGCTAAATCAGCTACATCTTCAGGGAAGTGTTTGCGGAAGAATCCATGAGTAACAGCATTGTCATTTTGCAAAGGAGCTCCATGACCTACAGCATTCTTATTACCCCATTTAGGATTCTTGTTACCTGAATTACCAACCGCATTCTTATTATTAATGGGTGCACCCGTCTTCTTTTGTGTGCGTACCTTTTCATTGTTTGTATGCACACCTTTTCTGTCCCATTTGTACCTGGTCTTCCATGACTTAACAGTGTTAACACTGACATCATGTTTCTCAGCTATATCCTTATACTTCATACCTTGCATATAATCTTCTTGAGCTAACTCGTGTTTTTGTTTCACTTCATATCACCCACCACCTTCTATATAATAGGAAGTAATTTGTCTAACTCCTCCTTGTGGTAAACCCTCTATAAAATAAAAAAAGCAGCTGTTAGGCTACTTTAAAGTTTGAAACCTTGCATAGATGCATCTATCTCATCTTGCGTAATTCCAATGTATCGTTTTGTTACTTCCTGAGAAGCATGATTAAAGATTGTCATTAAGTATGCTACATCTTTTGTCTTCTTATAATAATGGTACCCAAATGTTTTTCTCATCGAATGAGTACCTATATTCTCTAGACCAACCATATCAGCACAATTATTAAGTATACGATACGCTTGAACCTTTGTAATAGGCTTATCACCTTTACGAGAAGGGAATAACCATTCTTCTTCATTCTTGTTCACTACATAACGATCAATCTCTTCTTTAATATGTGTAATCGGAAACTGTTTGTTCTTCTTTGTCTTTTGCTCTCGGATTCGAATGTGAGTTTTATCTTTCACATCTCCCACTTTAAGCTTCAACAAATCTCCTATTCTCAAACCAGTATTAATTCCCATCACAAATAAAAGAAAATCACGATACGACTTCATAAGTAGACATTCTTTCATATCTTCAAGATTTTTTAGACTACGAATTGGATTCACGACTTCCACTCCAATAATCCCCCTTTTCCCCTGTTAAACTCACATTGTAATACATTCAATGTATCATATCGTGAGTGACGAAGTCAAAGGTTGATTTAATCATGTTTTATATGTTATACAATCACCATTGAATTACATTCAGAATAATTTTATTTTTACCCAATCTTTAAGTGACCAATATAAAAACTTCATATAAGCGATTGGGAACTTCAACCAGAATGATAACTTAGGTGTGTATGTTCCGTATCCCATAAAAGATTTACTTTCTCTCAAGAACCACCGAAAATCCATTCATCTTCCTCCTCTATTTTCGTTCGTTGTGTTCGTTTGTTTTGTTAATATGATCTCCTACAGCAAGAACTAACTTATTGAATATCTCCGTCTCACTATCAGTTAATTGTACTAATAAACCATCAAAGGAATGTTCTCCGTATTTACCAACTGAGTAAGCAGCGGTTTTAATCATAACTCCAACAAATTCACTAGCATCATGTTCTTCACCGTTCTTATAAGCAGTGTATCTTTGCAGTTCATTCATCCCCATATAAACCAACCCGTTCCTAATCCGATTAAGAATGCAGGCCCTAACCATTTAATTAGTTGCCATAGCCAAATTCCTAACAATGTACGAGTAAACCCTTTTTCAAATATCATCTACCCTTCACCCCTTATCTTTCCTTAACAACAAACAAGACGCCACCAAGATCACGGCAGCACCTACGATAATTGCTATAGGTTTAATCACAATTGAGTTCCTCTTATAACACTACGGGCAACTTTCTCCCCGTTTAATAATGCAGGAACAACACCCACTACATCCTCTACGATCCGTACTCTGTCGCTTTCAATAATAATCTGACAGTGTGGATTATGCTTTTCTCTTAATAATTTAACTAAAGGTTTTGCTAACGTTTCTAATTGTTCTAACTCGCTCTTACTCATTTCTTATCACCCTTTCTAATTAGGCGTTTGATTTGCTCGTTAATGTGTAATTTCTATATAACAAAGAAAAAAGCACCCGTTATGGATGCTTTTGTTGCCTTATATTATAGATTATCAACAATCTTTCCGATTCTACTATTCACTTCGTCAATATTCTCTCTCAATACTTTTAAGAGTTCTTCAATTTCAGAAATATCTTCAATTTCGTCCCTGATAATTTTATTTAAATGATATTCGACATCTTCAAATTTATAAAAGAAATCATAGAATACTGCATCTTGAATAACTTCCCTTTCGTGATGAAACATTTTCGCCTGCAGACCGTTTGTTAAAGCTTTATTTAAAAACCCTAAAGAAACTAAATATCTAGAGTCATTTTCACGCTTTTTAAGGGCGCTACATGCAATACTAATGTCATTGTAGGCACGTCTCATTAAATGTTCCATTAGGAAAAGATCGTGTTTAATTTTATTATTCATAGTTCGTTATCCCCTCCTCTCTCACTCTATCAATTCGACAGAAAAGAAGGATTTCCTACAAAACAAAAAGCCATCACCGAAGTGACAGCTTTCAAGGGGATGGGGAGAAAAGAGAGAAAACAAATGGCAAAGTTTCTCTTAGATTAAGGCTGAGTACTCTCAACCTTCTCCAAGCCACCGCATCATGTAAATTTTTAGCTCTTATTAGCTACGCGCTTTACGTTCGGTGGCTGGGAGAAGAGCAAGAGCTTCCATAACCTCTTTCAACCGACGACGTTCAGTAGTTTGCTCCATGCGTAAGAGCTGTCATCGGTTCAAAGAGAGCTAGGGACTCTCTTGTTTATACTCCGTAGAGTCGGTTAATACATCGGCTGTCGCAGGGCCTTAGCTAACCATTTTTATATAGCTGGAATGATTATATCAAGACGTATATGGATCTTCCGACGCCTTGTTTGAACCAATACACTAAGGGGACGGAAGGGGAATGTTTCCGCTGTATTGGCTCAAACAAAGAGTGGAACTCTTTGCCCTCGTTTTGGTCATTAATAAGAATCGTGAGTAATTACTAATGTACGAGATACGTATACTTTTTAGCTTTTTAGAATGCAAGTGTCACTCAATCATGAGCAACCACCCCCATTCCATTTTCAAGAACCGACATATTAGAGGGAAATAGACTTATATTTATTATCAACCCAGAGGACGCATTCCGAGCTGATTGATAAATATAATAGAAACAGCATGACGAATGCGAGTTATCTCACACCCGCCATGATGGAATTTGTCATTGTAATTCATTCATTGGTCTTTTCGTCTTAACGCGGGTTCGTACCGCCTTGCCCGCCCTACTATGCGGTATACGTTACCGTGACATTCTCGCATAAGAACGTTTCACTTATAGGTGTACTAATCCTCTTCGATATGCTGTTGTCAAATGGCTTGTACATATAATTTATAATTTTTAGCATTTTATTTAGTCCCCCAAAAAGTTCGCGTTTTGTTCGCTATTTTTAGATGATTCCAAGTGCTGTAGCAATCAATTTAACCGCACTCTGCTTTTTCTCATAGAAATAGGTCTTCTTCAGTAGAAGATCATGATAAACATCTGAATCCTTTACTCTCTCATTAGTCAGGAACTTACGCTCAACAATATTCCGCTCATCTTCATCTAATAAATTGTGAAGTGCTTTCTCTACCTGCTGCACCTTCCATTTACTCGTATTCCTTGAATCACGTAACTCAGGGAACAAGCTGATTCCTTCCTGCTCCACATCATTACTGAAACGCATCTTGAGTGCTCTGTATTCCTTTAATACACTTACTACTTCCTTTTGTACTTTCTTATCATCAACAGCCGGTAATAAAGTTAATTGTCTCTCCATGAAGGAATCCCCCTATTTCTGAATTTGTCTTTTTAACATCACGTAAGGTACGTGAAATTTTACTATCTCTCTGTTGAATAAGGGAACGATGACTACAATACAGCCCCCACCACACTGTTAGTCATGGTTCCACTATCCATTAAGCTATTGTTCTTTGCAAAGCTGCTTTCTTCTTATCCTCATCATGAATTCTCCATCCATCATTAAAATGGTCCACTAACTCCTGATACTTAAATACATCGAATATCGTAACGTACTGATTATCTCCAAACCCTGGTTCTTTTCGGAACAATGTATACTCTCGTGTACCTTCGTATCTTTTTATAACACTCACCCCTTATTCTCTAATCCAACCTTTTTGCTTGTCCTTTTTAACTACAACTAACTCCTGTTGGTATCTATGTTCAAACATCTTTTTAAAGTATGGGAAACGATCATTAGCATAGCCTTTAACATCAATTACTTCCTGCGTTCCATCTTTATAAGTAACAAGGAAATCTGCTGTGAATTTCCAATCTCTGCGCTTCTTCCGCTTGCCATCTCGTGTTGTAATATAAAACCCATCAAGGAGCATGTACTGAGGTTGTAGTTCAATCTCAACAACCTCAGGATTACTCTTTAGAAACAGGTAATACTCCGCTTCTGTTTTACTATCAAACTCAATTCCCAGCGCTACTGTTTTCCTACTATTAATACGGCCTGTCTTCTTTTTACGTTTAATCAACTGGTAACCTCATTTCCTATTCCATCTGTTCTTTACACTCTTCAAGAAAATCAATAATTTCCTGAATATGCTCCTTTGTTGTCATACTCTCCATTACGTATCCTTCATCGTTATAAATATTGACCTTATCTCCCGCAAACTCCATTCCACACATTCCGTCTTCACCTAATAGCTTTACGTTATCTTCCATTCTCCTAACCTCACTTTCTATTCAAAGGATTATTTTATTAAGAATTGATTATTTCTTTAATTCTATTAAGTTTGTCCAAGTTGTTATCGTTTAGCGTTTCCCAATCGATACTAATATTCGCTCGTCTACGCGTATTCATTGCTTCTACAAAACAAGAGTATTTATTTTCTTTATCCCTAGCTAACATTTTAATACCTTGGAAAGAGGCGTCAC